AGGTTAACTCAGATTGGAATGCAGTTAGCGGAGTAAGTGAGATTCTTAACAAGCCTACCATTCCATCTATTGCAGGCTTAGTGCCTGACACTCGCACGATAAGCACAACAGCACCTATCACAGGAGGCGGTGACTTAACAGCTAATAGAACGCTATCTATTCCGCAAGCGACTACACTCGTTGACGGCTATCTTAGCGCAACGGATTGGACTACGTTTAACGCAAAGCAAAACGCGTTAGGATTTACTCCAGTTCCTTCAACGCGAACGCTTACAATTAACGGCACAACGCAAGACTTATCAGCCGATAGAACATTCACAATAGCGACAGGCTTAATGGTAGGCACTACACCTATCACAAGCGGAACTGTTGGACGTGTGTTGTTCGAAGGGACGGGCAATGTACTTCAACAAAGCGCTAATCTATTTTGGGACAATACTAACGGAAGGTTGGGTATTGGTACGGCTTCGCCAACAGGAAGATTACAAATACTTGGAAGCGGAACAACAAGTGCTACAAATAGTTTAGTAGTTCAAAATAGTTCAGCAACAAATAGTTTAGTTATTACTGATGATGGAAAAGTAACAATAGGAAGAACAGCAGGTGCTTATGTAGAAGTAGGTACTTTGTCTAATTTTTATAATACATCTGTAGGATATAATCATGTTTTTAGAATAGGAGGTAGTGAAGTAGCGAGAATAGCATCAACAGGCAACGTCTTAATCAACACAACAACAGACGCGGGTTTCAAACTTGATGTAAACGGGACGGCGAGGGTGAAAGGTTTAGGAACAACTACTGCAATTACTTTTAGCGTTCAGAATAGTTCAAGTACAAATTTACTTACTGTAACAGATGCAGGTAGTTTTGCAACAACTACATCAAACTTTTCAAGTGTTGTTACAAACAACTCAAATTCCTTTCAAGTTACAGGTAGTATTGCAGCTATTCGCGTAGGTAGTTCAATTACAATTGCAAGTTCATCAATTCTTCAAGCAGATAGCACAACTCAAGGCTTCTTACCTCCTCGCATGACCACAACGCAAAAGAACGCTATTGCTTCACCTGCTGCAGGCTTGGTAGTGTATGACACTACTTTGGGTAAACTTTGTGTAAGAGGAGCAGCAGCGTGGGAAACAATAACATCATTATAAAATTAACAAACAAAATACAATGGCTAAAATTCAACCAATCGTCTTTCCTTTGAATCAGGGAACAGCAACAGAGATGAGTGTACTCATTCTCAACTTCGACACAAGCGCAACAACTTGCACTACCTACTATGAATTAAAATCTGAAGCAACTGAAGAAGTGGCTGCGAAGGTTTTATCAAATGGTAACTACACGCTAACCGAACAAGAATTCGCAGCGTGGGGTGAAGACAATTCATGGGTAGAAACTTGCGTAGCTAACGCAATAGGAGTAACAATTTTATCTTTCTAATATGAACTTAACAGAGGAACACTTAAAGCAGTTAGACGCTTTCATTCAAGAAATGCCAGTGAAATTTGGCTTACCATTGATTCAGTTTTTCAACAAGATAAAAGAGGAAGCTGATAAAGAATGAGCATACTTGCTGAGCTGTTTGAACAGGGAGCGCTATACGATGTGCTTTTAGATTTCGGGGAATCCGTTACTGAGAGCGCACGCTCAAACATTCGCATCCAGCAGACACGCTACGGCAAGAAGCGCAAGGCTAACACTACAGGCACGCTGGCAGCTTCTCTCTTTTACAGCGTAGATGTTACAGGATCACTACCATCTATTGGCTTTGACTCATCAGCTGATTACGCTAAGTGGGTAGAGTATGGAAGGCAGGGTAAGGAGAGTAATTACAAAGGCATAGATACACGCTTCGCAGCAAGCGCAGCCAAGCCTCCGGTAGAAGCTATCTTAACGTGGATGAATCTAAAGAAGATTAAGCTGAGAGCTATGGGTGAGACTGGCAAGATGACTAAGTTCGCTAAGAGCGCAGCTAACAAAGATGCAGATAATAGATTAAGAGTAGCTAACGCAATGGCTAAGAGTATAGAGAAAAAAGGTATTGCACCTCTCTACTATTTTAGAGATGCATATTTAGAAACGCTACCTGATTACGCTCCTCAGCTAAATGGTGCTATGAGTGATGCAGTAAACATCTACATCTTAGGCCAAACAAGAAAACTAACTAACATTAAACCAGGTTAAATCATGGCAATTACAATACAACAACAGCCCTATTCATACACTGCCTTAAAGCAAAAGCTAATAGTAGTAGCTACATCTACCAACGTAGGTCAGCCTGGCTTTAGATATGTAATAGAGGTAACATGCAATGGTGGTAATACTAATACCTTTTACGTGCAGCCTAACTTATCAGGCGCACTTGTCTTTGACCTTAATCCGGTAGTAAGCTCTGCCATGGATTTAGGAGTAAACAGCACAGATTTAGCTAATAGTCTTTTTGGTTGTTATACTGTACAAGATGATTCAACAGCTCGCAATATAATGACTGTTGAAGTTACTTTATACGAAGGGTACGAGGTGTTAGGTGTATTTGAGGTGCAGGCTACTGCTTACCCATTAACTAACCTTTCTTTAATCAATGCAGCATTTCAGATTAGTGATGGCTTTAATCCTGATCCTGAGCTTTACTTTGCTTTAGTAGGTAGTGGTAGTCGCATTATGAGTGATTTATACCGAAGCACTTATGCTATGGATGATTTACTGAGCAAGTATTCATTAGGGGTTAAGACTATAGGCATAACAGGGTTTGAAGATGACTATGGAGTGCTAACTATTCCTGCGGATGATGGCACTAAATTAACGGGTAACTTAATTGATAACATTCAAATACTGCAATTTGATATAGCAGGCGCACTATTGCAGACTGATACAATGTCTCCGATTATTGCAGCAGGTAGTATTAATCACTTACCACTATTGCCAGCTAACATCAATGAAGCATTTGCATTAGATATAAATTGGCATCACTACCTCATTAACTTTTTGGATAGCTCAGCTTCACCATGTGCAACATCTATAGCAGTATTTAAGGCAGATGATGAATGTAGATTTGATAAGATAAGATTAGCATGGACCAATAGTAGGGGTGGATGGGATTACTTTAATTTTACTAAACGTAGTGAGGAAAGTTACTCAGTGGAACGCAAGCGCTACAGGAAAGTAGTAGGTAACTACGCTACTGCAGATGCAGGTGAAGCATTTGGATTTAACACATACGATAGAGGGCTAACTGAGCGCAGCCCATTTGTAGAAAAGATGATGCGTATCAGAACTGACTTCTTAACCGAAGGGCAATTTGAATACTTAAAGAATCTGATCTACAGCGAATCAGTTTACATGATTGGTACCAGTGCTAATGCTATTCCAGTGCTAATAGATAGCAATAACTATACAGCAATTAGGACACGAAGCTTTAGAAAAACAGACTTAGAATTAACTATTAAATTCAGCAACGACTATACAGCATGAAGCCATCAGTAATCTTAGTAGTAACTGCCGATAATGGCGCTCAGGTAGTAGTAGACCTTTATGAGAATGAGAGCATAAGTTACTCATCTAACTTCAATAGCGTATCTGAGTTCACTACCAGGGGAGCTTTCTCAAGAGAGTTCAGAATACCTGCAACTAAGACTAATGTAGATTTCTTTGGGCAGCAGTACAATGTGAATCTGCTCAATGATGATACTACACAAATCAATGTGCTACGCAAGATAGAGGCAACTCTTTCTGTAGACACATTACCTATTGCAGATGGGCACATACAATTTAAGCAGGCCATCACTCAGCAGGGTAAGATGCACGAATTTGTAATAGCATTTTTTGGTGAGACTGTAGACTTAGCTCGCAGCATTGGAGATAAGATGCTAAAAGAATTAGACTACACTGATTTAGCTCACGAAAATAGCTATGAGAATGTAAACTTAATTAACGATGGTAGCTTATTTGATAATGCTATCTGCTACACGCTAACAGATAAGGGCCAAAATTGGAGTGAGGATAGCACGTTAGGAAGCAGAAGAGTATTTAGCTCAGTTAATCCTATCTATACGGGAGAGCTGACCTTAGCTGTTCAGGCCAAGTGGTTAATGGATAAGATAATAAATGAGGCTGGCTTTACCTATAGCGGAGATACTTTAAGTACTGAGTTAGCTTCTATGTATGTTCCATACATCACTAATCCTCTGACACTTGGAAATATTGCCGCTGATGAAGCTAAATTTAGTGCAGAGTATACAGCAAATCATGACGTAACTATAGATACTCAAGGTAATGGTGGATATTATTATAAACAGCTTACAGGATTAACTGAAACATTAGATCCATCTAACAGCTTTGCCTCAGATGTTTATACAGCTCAGGGTAATTTTAATACTACCTTTAATGTTAATTTAGAAATAGACGTAGATTTTACAGGCTATTCTAATCAGTCCTGGCATGATTATGATATTAATTTACGAATAACGCGAGGCGGTTTAGATTTTATTTTGCCAATTCCATTTGCTCAAAATGTAGGCCCTACAAGTAGTCAATGGATTGCAGGAACTAACATGCAGCAAATAGTTCAAAATAACCCATTTACAGTTAATGCATCTTTAGAATTACCTCTGCAAGTAGGAGATGAAATAAGATTTTTTATTTACGCACATCCAGGAAGCTCGCAAAATGTAACTATAAATGCAGATAGCACAGTAGGTATAACATTTGTAACAGGAGAGTTACAAGCTCAGGATATTAATTTTATTCGAAACGCACCTGAGCAGAAACAAGTAGATTTCTTAAGAGATATTCTGAAGATGTTTAATGCAGTGCTTGTGCCTAATCCAAACATGCCTAACGCTGTTGAGATTATTCCAATGGTAGAGTATTTAGGTACAGGAGATGATTACGATTGGACCGGTAAGTTAGACCTATCAAAAGACATTGTACTTACCCCTGCAGCTGACATTAGAAAGCGCCTACTTAAGTGGAGCTATAAAGATCAGGGAGATGTGTTTAATGCTAAGTACAAGACAGCAGCTCAGAGAGTCTATGGAGAGCTTAGGTTAAATGATGCAGGCAATGACTTCAGCACAAGTGATTACACTGTTGAATTAACATTTGGCGCTTCACCCTGCGACTTAATACCTAACACTAATTACGTTATCCCTAAATACTTTAATGAGACTGGTGAGTTTATGGCACCTGGGCCTCGCATACTTTATAGAAGAGCATTTGAAGAAAGCGCTGTAGTTATGGTTTACGATGAGGTAGCAGAAGATGCAACCTTTACAATTATACCACTACTCTGCCATTACAAATCTATTCCAACTGAGATAGGTACGGATGACTTAAATTTTGGGCAGGAGATTCCTCCGCATCCAATAGAAGTAATGCCATTACACACGCTATTTGATAGATATTGGAGGCAATACATTGCAGAGCTTTATGATTCAGAGCAAAAGATAATGGAAGCTTATTTTAAGCTTAGTGTAACTGATGTATTTGGCTTAAAGTTTAATGATAAGATTTGGATTAAGGATAGCTTTTGGAGAGTAATAGAATTAACAGATTACATTGTAGCTGATGAGCAAGTAACTAAGTGCAAGCTTATTCGTTTTTTAAACATTGGAGCGCTTTGCCAATATACACCGTCTACAATTAATGCAACTACAGGAGCTGTAGACTTCTTAGATTACGATGGTAATATAAGTAACGGCTCACAAGAGTGTTGCGAGTTTTATGGCTACACTTGGAATGATGGTAAGGGTGCATGCTTTGCGTCTACAGGCACGAATGGAACAGGCGGTATAATTACCTCACCTAATAACGTAGGCGGTAGCAATATTACTAACACAAGTGGTAACCAAAGAAGCGCTACCGGTATGGGTAACGTCAATAGAGCTGAAATTGAGAATAACAACGAACGCATCTTTGTTAGTGGCTTAGGCCATGGAATTGCACCTAACAATAACTACTCTCAAGCTTTAGGCTATCGCAACTTTATCAGACCTAACTTAGAAGGCACTACAGTTATGGGCCGATGGGCAGAGGCAGATGTTAGAGGTGTGCACTTTGGCGGTGGTACGTGGTGGGATGGTACATCAGACTTTGGAACAACTATACCAGGTAGATCACAGCATGGATTTATTCAGCTCATGGGCTTAGGTGAAATGGTATCTAATCCAACTAACGTAGATTTATACATAGATGGGATAGATGGCGGTGTGATAGAGATGCCTACTGAGACTGTATGGATGGTTAAGGTTTACATCTCAGTACTCGAATATAATTACGGCATTGCTGACTTTACAGGCAAGGTTGCAAGTGTTGAATATAGCTCAATGGTATGGCGCGATAAGGTAACACATCACAGCTCTACTCCTCATAAGATACATGAATTTCACAGCGGCTTCTCAGCTAACTCATTCATCTTACACATGCCTATAGTAAGCAATAAGATAGCACCTTATTTAGAGTGCAAACACACTGGCAAAACAGCTGTAATCAGCGCAACGATTCAATACACTCAATCTAAATTCCAACGTATACCTATAATATGACAAATCCACAAAATGACATCATACTTAGTATGACTTTACTTAGATCAGGAGTGCAGGGCAAGAGCAAAGAGTTTAAACACGCTGTAGGTATCTATTATGCTAAGCACAAAGTGTGGCAAATAAGAGCTATTAATTACACTATACTAATAGGGCTACTTAGCTTCATTACATTCACAATTTATAGCATAGTATAATGGCTGCACAAGAAATGATATTGAAACTCATCTTTAATGATGATGGTACTTTTAAAGGATTAGAGCAGATTAATGCTGAACTGAAAAAAACTGATGATAGTGCTGGTAAAACCGAAGAGGCTGTTAAATCATTAGCTAAGCAGTTTTCAGAATTAAAAAAACAGCAAGAGCAGTATAAGCCAAACACAGAAGAATTCAAAGCTTTGACTTTGCAAATGGCTGAGTTAAAAAAGCAGATGAAAGAATCTGCCGATGCTGTTAATTTAGAAACAACTCCAGCTATAGAAGGTTTGAAAGGTACTTTCGGCATGATGGGAGAGCAACTGAAAAACTTAGATTTTCAAGGATTAACACAATCATTTCAAACATTAGGTAGCAATCTTGGAAAAATAGACACTAAAGCATTAGGCACAGGTTTAAAAGCGGCATTTCAAGCAGGAGTAGCAGGAGTTAAAGCATTAGGTAAAGCTATTTTAGCCAATCCTATTTTAGCATTAGTAGCAATTATTATATCTATTATAGTTTATTGGGAGCAGCTAACTGATTTAGTTAGTGGTAAGAGTAAAATGGTGGAGGGTTTAAAGAAGCAGGCTGAGGTACTTAAATCACAAGAGCAGACCTTAACACGTCAGCTTGCAATGCAGAAAGCTTTAGGCGCAGGAGCTGCTCAGATGCTACGTACTGAGTTAGATATTTTAAAGAATAAGCAAGCTCAGGCTGAGACAGCTATGAAGATAGCCTATGCTGAGAAAGATAGAGCAGCTTTTTTAGAGGCACAGCAATCGCAATTACAAGCTATTAATGAGCTTGAGCTAAGAAAGGTAAAGATTAACACTGATGCACAAGCACTCTTAGATAAGATTCGTGCAGGCACTGATGATCAGTATAATAAACAGCTTCTACAAAATCAGGCATTTAGTGAATACAAAGCACGTACTGAAGAGCTTAGCGTATTGCAGCAATTAAATAACGAGAGAGCAGCTCAGCTAAACAAGGAGATAGCTGCTGCACGTAGAGCTGGTAACAATGCTTTAGCAGATGATTTAGTTTTACAAAGAGAATCTTTAAAGCTTCAGAATATAAGTTTACAAGCTAATAAAGATGAGATATGGAATGCAGGTGAGGCAGCTAAATCTGAGGTAAAGACTGAGAAAGAACTTGAGGCCATTGCTAAAGCTAAGGCAGCAGCAGCGGAAAGGAAGGCTAAAGCAGATGCTGAGAGTAAAAGAATAAGAGATGAAGCTATAACAGTAGACAAAGAAATAGTAGCTATAGAGAAGGCTTTAGCAGATAGTAAAAAGACTGAGCAGAAGAGAGAGATAGATGATTTACTTGCTGCTCAGAAATTAAGAGAGGATGCGTATAAAGCAGATAAGAGAAGTGCTGAGGATTTTCGCGCTTTAAATATTGCGCATTCTATGGAGATGCAGCTTTTACTTGAGAAATATAAAAAGATAAATCAAGATGCAGCAGATGAACAAGCTGCTAAAGATAAAGATGCGGCAGACAAAAGAAAGGAAGATAAGATAAAAGAACTGCAAGACTTACAAGCTATAATTGATGCAGCCGATAAAGGCAATATCATGCAGCAATATACTAAGCAGCAGCAAGAGTTAATAGCCAATGATGAATATTATCAGCAGCTTATATCTCAAGCGCAGGCAGCAGGATTAGATGCAACAGCATTAACTGAAGAGCAGGCACGTAAAGAGAATGAGATTAAAGCTAAGTATAGAAAGGAAGATGAGGCTAATAGAATGGCTAACATTCAAGCAGGATTCGAAATGGCCTCACTTGGATTAGATGCATTGATGAGCTTAAATGAAGCAGCTGCTAAAGGTGATGAGGCAAGCCAGCGTAAAGCTTTCAACCGAAATAAATTAATGCAGAAAGCTCAAGCTACTATAGCTATGGCCGCAGGTATAGTTCAGCAGTTAGCCGTTCCGCAAGATCAGCTAACAGGAATGAACTTTGCCAAGGCAGCAGCCTTAGCAGCAGCAGGTGTAGCTAACATTGTTAAGATTAACCAAACTCAATTCAACGGTAATAGTCCTTCCCCTAATGGTGGTAATCTTAATGCACCAACGGCAGGAGCCAATGCACCGGCTATTGACTTCAGCGGAGCTAACATGCAAGTTAATGCACCTGGTAGTGTAGAAACTTATGTGCTCGCAGGTAATGTAGCTAACGCATTAGAGGCACGACAAAAGATAATAGACCAATCATACTTATAACGAATATGGCAAATTTTCCACTACTTAAAAAGTGCATATCACGAGGAGTTCGAAACGCATTATCTGAAATTGATAAGACTGAGCTGCAAGATACCGAGCTTATAATTGATGAAGTAATTGAAGCTATACTATTTGAAATAAATGAAACCTATGAATGATAAATTAAAGTTAATTGAATACGGCTTAGGCGAAGAAGAGGATAACATGGGGGTATACGCTGTGAGCCTTGTATCTGAGCCTGCTATAATGGTAGACTTTGTAGCACTGTCTAAAGCTAATGTAATGTTAGCACGCGTAGAGGATGGAGAGAAGCGCATGCTGTATGGCCCTGCATTAATTCCTAATCAGCCTATAGTGCGTTACGATGGCAATGGAGAGAAATACTTTATCACTTACTCTAAAGAGACCATTGAGCAAACAGCTCAGGAATTCCTTAAGCGTAACATGCACCATAATCACACCATTCAGCATGAGATGCCTGTAAACAACTTAACTGTTGTAGAATCATGGATTAAGTTCGGTGCAGATAAGGGAGATAACTACGGCTTTGAGCTACCTGATGGCACGTGGATGATTGGTGTTAAGGTAGATGATGATAAGACTTGGGCAGCTGTAAAGAATGGCGAGGTTAAAGGCTTCTCTATTGAAGGATGGTTTACTCCAATGGCTGAAAGCAATGTATCTGAGAAAGACTTAGAGAAGCTATTAGCTGAATTGAGCGAAGCACTTGAAATGAATTCTTAATTTTTTCCACTAACTAATATAACACATGAACATGATTCAAGAAATTTTAAACAAATTCAGCCCGATGCTTAGTAAGCATGGGATCAAACTATCTGTTGAAGAGACTCCTGCTGTTGAAGAATCTACCAAGGTAGAGATGATGGCTCAAGAGACTCTTGAGGATGGTACTATTGTTTACACTCCAGCTCCTGAAATGGCAGAAGGTGTAGAAGTATTCGTAATGGATGCAGATGGCAATCCAACACCTGTAACTGATGGTGAGTATAAGTTAGCTAACGGCACTACTATAGTAGTAGCAGAAGGCAAGATAGCTTCTCTTGCTGAAGCAATCACTGAAGAGCCTACTATAGAGATTGAAATCGAGCAGGAAGTAGCTGAGACTTATAGCAAAGAGCAGGTAGAGGGATTGTTGAATAACATTATCTCTGAGTTCGAAGCTAAGTTAAGCGCTGCTGAAGCTAAGATAGTAGAGCTTTCACAAGCTCCTGCTGCAACAACTGTTAAGCAATCTCGCCAATCAGCACCAGCTCAGCCTGTAGATATGTCACGCATGACGTCTCAACAAAGAGCATTCGCAATTTTAAGTAAATTCAAATAAAAACAACATAAAAACAAACACAAAAAATGGCATCTAATTTATCCATTTCAAGCTCATATGCTGGCGAGTTAGCTCTGCCGTATATCAGCGCAGCAGTTTTATCGGGAGATACTATTGCTAACAACTACGTAACCGTTAAGGAAAACGTAAAATTCAAGATGGTACTTAAGACTTTAGCGTCTACAGGTATCGTTAAAGCATGGGGTTGTGACTTCAACAACGCTGACACTACGCTTACTTTAGCGGAGCGCGTATTGCAAGTTACTGACCTAAAGGTAAACGTTGAAGTTTGTAAGGCTCAATTTGCATCGGATTGGGAAGCGGCTCAAACAGGTCGTGGATTCATCAACAATGTTATTCCTGCTAACTTCGCAGATTTTGTTATCGCACACCTTTCAGGTAAGGTTGCTGAGAACATTGAATACACTTTGTGGCAAGGTAACTTCGAAGGTTCTTCATTCACTTCTTTCAACGGAATTTTGAAAGTATTGGATACTGCTAAAGGTGGTACTCCTGATGTAGACTTCGCTAACGCATTCACTGCTGCTAACGTAGTAGCTTCTTTGACAACTTTAGCTAACGCATTGCCTGCTACTTTGTTGGGTGATACTACTGTTAAATTGTTCATCAACAGAAAGACTGCTCAGCTTTATCGTCAAGCGTTAAGCGCTTTGGGATATTTGCAACAGTTCAACGCTGCTTCTAACTACCCATTGATGTTTGATGGATATGAGATTTACGTTTGCCCAGGTATTCCTGACAACGTAGCTTTATTCGCTAAGGTTGATAACCTATTCTTTGGTACTGACTTAGTATCTGACTTCAACGAAGTTAAGGTTGTAGATATGAGCGTAACTGATGGATCAGATAACGTGAGAATGGTTATGAAGTTCCGCGCAGGTACTCAAGTAGCTATTCCAGCTGAGGCTATCTTAGGATTTATGAATCCCTAATTAATACTCCTTTGTTAAAAGAGTGGGTAAGCTAAGAGCTGCCCATTCTTTGCAAAGAATATTTAACTAATTAAATAATAAAAAAACATGAGCTGTCTAACTACCGCTGGATTCCAAATTAATTGTAAAGAAGCAATTGGTGGAATTAAAGCTATCTATCTTGGCGCATACGCAACCTTTGCAAATGACGCTACTATTGATGGCACATCTAACTTAGTTACTGCATTGCCTACAGGTTCAGTGTATGAATTCGAATTGCCTAAGCACACCGGATCATTTACTGAAGAGGCTGCTATTTCTATTGAGAATGGCACAGTATTCTACACTCAAACTATCGTGTGTTCATTCCATGGAATGAGCGCTGCACGTGCACTACAACTTCAAAATATTGCTAAAGGTCGCAACGTACTTTTTGTACAAGACAATAACAATAACATTTGGATGTGTGGATATAAAGATGGTGTTGAGGTTACTGCATTCACTACTACTACCGGTACTGCGAAAGGTGACATGGTAGGATATACCGTTACCTTCACAGGTGAGGAGAAAGATAAGGCATACTTACTTGACCAAGATGCTGGAGATACTCCATTTGAAGATTTCGCAACTGTTACTGTAGTACCAGGTTCACTATAAGTAAATTTGAGCTATCTTTAGCCAATGATTTACTTACTTAAAAATACAGCAGCACAGCTCCTCTACCTTACACTAAAGGAAGGGGAGCTTTTGCTTGCTAATCCATACACTCATTACCTGCTTGAACTAACTAACGAGCAGACACTTCAAAAGCTTTACGCTATTCCAACTCAAATAGCGCAGAATGATAGGTATACTACCATTCAGATTGGCACAAATGCCAACACACCAACAGCTGCAAGCCTACTAATTAACTATCCAGCGAGATTCAGCTACGTAGTTTATGGTCAAAATAGCAGCACTAACTTAGATCCTACCAACGCGGCAGTAGAGGGAGTAATTGAGAAGGGTTATTTAATAGTAGAAGATATTACTACTCCCCGATTTACTGAGCCGAATTTAACAATTGATAACGATATAGCCTACAATGGATAATATAGCACACTCAGCACCAATGTTAGTTAATCTTGGCGCAGCAATGCCTCAGGAAGCTACTGAAAAAGAGACACCTAAAGGATGGGTAACGCTTGGCGAGGCTAACTTGTTTAGCAATTATCTTATTGATTTGTACTATGCCTCTCCTGTGCACTCTGCTCTTACTATGAGCATAGCTTTCATGATTGCAGGCAAAGAGATTAGAAGCAATAATCCTACTGCTCAACGTGAGATAGATAGATTAAAACTTAATACCATTCGTAGACCTATAGCATTGGATGCAAAGATGCAGGGCGGCTACTACTTAGAGGTGATTTGGTCAGTAGATAGAAACACTATTGCTAAGATTAATCATCTGCCTTATGAGAACTGCCGCTTAGCTGTGGCTAATGATGAGGATATTATACCGGGTATTTATTACTCTAAAGATTGGAGTGATACTCGCAAAAAGAAAAACATTCCTGTATTTATTCCAATGTATAACACAACAACGAAAGCAGATGAGCCTTCGCAAGTGCTATTTATTGGAGTTATGACACCAGGCTCTGCATACTATCCTAAGCCTGATTACTACAGTGCTATTAACTACATTGAAATCACAAGAGATATCAGCGAATTTTATAGAGCATTCTTAAGCAATGGAATGGCACCGAGCTACTTCCTTCACATGAATAATGGTATTCCTGATCCCGAAGAGCAAATGGCTATCAGAAGGAACTGGGAGACTATGGTAGGCGCAAAGAAAGCAGGTAAAGTAGTATTCACATTCAACGAGTCAGCTGATAGAGCACCGCGTTTAGACTTAGTGCCTATGAGTGATGCTGATAAGCAGTGGCAAGAGTTAAGCGTGCAGTCAAGAGAGAACATCTTAGCAGCTCACCGCGTAACTTCACCCTTATTATTTGGTATTCGTGATTCAGGTGGATTAGGTAGCAATGCAGATGAAATGAAGAGCGCTTACCGCATCTTCAATAAGAACATCATTGAGCCTTACCAACAAATTATAACAGATAGCCTTGAAGAGATATTTAAAGGTATGGGGATTGTGGCTGATTTATACATCGAGTCTAATGATATTTTCGGTGAAGAAATCACTACAACAACTGTTGCACAAAATGCAACAACTCAGCTAAGCGCTGAAAAAAAAAAGATTAATTTAGAGCCACAAGAAAAGCCAATCTTCACAGATGAAGATGAAGCGTGGTGGTGTGAATTCTTAGAAGATAAGGGCGAGATAATAGACGAGGAAGAGTGGGAATTAATCGAAGCTGAGCCTGTTAATCTTGCGTCAGTTAGAAGCTACTCTGATCCTGATAAGCCTTCTGAAATGGATAGTGGCTTGTATAAAGTGAGATACGCATACTCTAAAAATACAAGCGCTAAGAGTAGAAGATTTTGCAGGCAAATGGCTAACGCTGCACGCGCTGGATTTGTTTACAGATATGAAGATTTACAAGCTATGGAGCCCGATACTAAGGAGCTAAATCCAGGCTTAGCACAAAGAGGCAGTACTACCTATTCGGTCTGGTTGTGGAAAGGCGGAGTCAACTGCAAACATGCTTTCGAGCGCAGAGTTTATTTTCGTAAAAGAGAGAAGGGAAGATTCGTTGCTGATAATGGCTTAGAGTCATCTGATCCTATCTCAGTAGCTAAAGCAATCAGAGCAGGCATGCCTTTAAAAGATATAGCTAAAGACTTTGCTACAGCTAATACTCGCCCATTTGATATGCCTGACCAAGGCAGAGTTAATCCAATCTAATTAAACATTAATAACATGGCAATAGCACCCGAAATATTATTCATTAACGAGGAATTTCTTAAAAAGTACACTCAGCTTAATGAGGCTGTAGATACTAATCTTATTCGCCCTGCAATGTACTTGGCTCAAGATAAGTACATGACTCTTTATCTTGGAACTGATTTAACTAACAAGATTAAATCTGAGATAGAAAACAACACGTTAGCTGGAGTGTATGCAACTCTATTAAATGAATACATCGTAAAGCCAACAGCTTGGTGGACCATGGTAGAGCTATATCCATTCCTAATGTACAAGCATGATAATGGTAACTTAGTTACTCGTCAATCTGAGAATACTACAGCCATCACTAAGGGCGAAATGGATAGCTTAGTGGAGAAAGCGCGTGAGAATGCACAGTGGTACACTCAGCGCTTAGTAGATTATTTGTGCGACAATAGCACTTTGTATCCTGAATACACATCTAATAACTTCCCTGACATTCACCCATTACGCAAAGTGAATAGGCAGAGCACTATAGCTTTCAGCGAAAGTAGAACTGATGCAAGTTCATGGAGTAGATTCAACGTGAGAGATTTTACTAATTAATAAAGGATGACAAAGGAAGAAAAAACACGCAAGGATTATGAGCGAAAGCTCAAGGTCTATTTAACTAAACGAGATAAAGAACTACGCAAGAATGAAAGCACCAACAATAGAAGAGCTTAAAGCTCAATTCACAGAGCTTGGCTACAAGTGGCCTGCATTTCACATAGTAGGAATTCGCTCTAAAGCTAATCTGCCTAACCAATTTGATGACCTTATCGGAATGGTGCAAGGTGATAAGCTCAATTGGTACACTGGCACAACTAATCCAGGTACTTTTTGGCTCAATAGCCCTATGAATTCTTTAGGCACAGCTGTACTTAAGTGTGGTCAATACGTAGACACTTACACAATAGGGCTGCATCAGGGCAAATACACAGCTTTAAAGCAGTCTAAGAAAGTTACAGTGTATAGAGATGCTGATAAAGATTTGATAGCTGAGGAGCAAGGCAAAGAAGATACAGGCCTATTTGGAATTAACATCCATCGTGCTAATGAATTAACAGAATCTCGCAATATTGATAAGTGGAGCGCTGGATGCCAAGTGCTTAACAATCCTAAGCAATTCAAAGAGCTTATTCAAGCTTGCATTAAATCGAATAAAAAAGCGTTTACTTACACTTTATTACATGAGCAGTAACCAACAACAAGTAGCAGAAGGAGTAACCGGTACAATTAGCAGCATCTTGTTATCAGTGCCAGCATGGATGGTAGATGTAGAATTCGCACTAAAGATATTTTGTCTATTGCTATCAGCAGCCGCTTCTATCTTCACCATCTATAAGATGAATAAGAAGAGAAGATGAAATGGCTTAAGAGCGTATTCAGCAGCGAGACCGATGCAAGCTCTAAGAGAGTAGCATCTATACTTGCGTTAGTAGTATGCATTAACTTGAGCTACATCGGAACATTCACAGAATACAAGACTCCTGAATACATGTTTGACGGCTTGCTTATTTTAGCCGGTGGAGGATTAGGATTGACAGTGATAGAATCTATCTTTGCAAATAAAAAGAAAGGCAATGACGAAGGAACAAATTAAAGGAGCTATTGTTATCACTGTAGCCATAACTATCTGCATAATTATTCAGACTTTATACATCCGAATTAAGCAGGATGAAAAAACTATTGAAGGTTATGAGAGAAGAGCTGAGAAAGCTACTAAAGTTATTGATTCTTTAGAAGCTACTAACGTGCAGCGTATGCTTCAGATAGAGGAATTAAATCAGCAGTTAGAACGTAACACAGCAATTTATGAAGCAAATATTAGTGCTATTGATTCTCTTGATAGGAATGGCCTTAAGCGTGCCATGCACAATCTACTCTCAAGCCTCACTGAAGAGAGATACCCTGGTGAGTCTAACGACTGAGCAAGTAAGAAGCCTGCTTAAGCTTAAGGCTGAGCGTGATTATTTAAAGACTCAGTTTATTACACTATCTAAATCAGATAGTATATCATCCATAGTGATTACTGATCAAGCTAAGACTATAGATGCCTACACTATTCTAAACGAAAAGACTTCACAAGATTTAGTTAAAGCGCAAGAGCAGCTATACAAAGAAGCTGCACGTAAAGAATCATGGCGCAATGCAACGCTAATAGGTATTCCCATCTCATTCGTGGGGGGTATTATCTTCAATCTACTTTTTTAAATTAACAAATCTTTGTTAATAACTTTGCTATAATTAGTAAGGTTTCTTTTGCTTTTCTAAAATATCGTAGTACATTTGCTAAAATTAAATCAATAAGCAAATGAAAAAAGCACTACTCTTTTTAGCCATGCTAATCGCAGGCCTACTCATCGGAGGATCATTCGATGCAGACATTCAAGAATTAGAAAAAATAGAAACCAATTTAACATCTAAATAATCATGAATAAATTTTTCGAACTTGTAGAAGTAGCCAAATATGATGGCATTCGCTACTATCTTTACATTGATGGCTCATGCCATAAATCATTCAGCACATATGAGGAAGCTTTTGCTGAATATACTTTAGCCATTAACTTCAGAGAGACGCGTGTAGTATTAGTAAGTAAAGAATTAGTACTATGAACTACGTTTTAAAAGTTACCCCATTGCGTGAGGATAGAATAAGTTTATACAGTAGACTTAAGATACCTACTCAATTCGAAGCTGAGACCTTTGAGATAGCTCAGCAGATGGCTGCATTAATCTTTGACCTTTACGAATTTAAAGAGCAGCCTATGTGGCAAGATGAATACACTGGCGAATATTCATTTGAAGGTGAAGGATTTTTGATTGAGATAGAAAAAGTTTTATAAATTAGCAAAAATTAATAATCATGAATAAACCAAATCAAATTACCGGAAGGGTAATCGTATCTCGGTGGGATGCCGAAGGATGCACATGGAGATTGTACACATCAGCACACTCCTATTCACTAACTGATTTCTCAACAGCTAAGAAACATGGGGAGGTATTCCCTGATGATGGTACATTCTTATACCAGTTCGAGAGCGAAGATGAGAATAATGTGCATGACTACTTTATGTCTGATCGCTATGTTATCTGAAAGATATAACAGCAGATTTATCTGCGTGCAGAGCTCACTACCGGGAGAGGAGTTAGAGTTCAATCAGATGGCAGAGAAAGTAGTCTATGAATCATGGCGCTCATACTTTCAAAACAATCCCGATGAGTTACACAAGAGAGCCTAATTGGGATAAGCTCAAGCCATCAATAGATTGGGATGAGCAAGAAGAAAAGTTAGCGGAAAAATTAAGTAAGTATATTAATCAAAAACAAACAGTTATGAATCAGTCAGTAGTAAAATCACAGAAATTTGTTAGAACATGGAACAGCTCAAATGGTGACATTCACTATTTTGATATTGCCTTAGAGAATGGAGAGGTAGGGCAAGTAGGTGTAAAGGATATGAACAGCCCTAAGATTCAAGTAGGCGCTACTATTCACTACACAGCCGAAGAGCGCACTGGACCAACAGGTCGCAAGAGCACAAACTTTAAGCTACAAAATCCAATGCAGTATAGTGGCCCATCTTCTGCTCCAAGTAGTGCGGCGAATAGCGCTGTTAATTACCGCAAAGAATCACCTGATGTGCAGAATTCTATCAGCAAATCAGTAGCGCTTAATAACGCTGTGCTATTTTGCAAAGAGCAAAAGGGATCTAAGCCAGGTGATGTATTAGATACAGCTGAGATATTCTTAGCATGGCTTAAGGGTGAGTCTATTATTGAAACTAAATTAGCTATAACAAATGAAAGTGCAGACGATGAAATGCCATTCTAAGCTTACTCCATTTCACGCATGGGTGCGCAGTCATTTTATGACTGTTGCACACTTTGCGGAGGTGCTTGAGGTAAGTTACCCAACAGCTCAAAAGTTTATTAAGCAGCCGCGCACTATGAAGGTTACGCATATTGGTAAGCTTGCTAATATCACTGAGGAAGAGATACCATACATTTTAGAATTAATGAAAGACAGTAAACCATGAGCCGAGTATTAGAAAGAAAAATAGCAGATTTAATCCTATTGATTCCATCAGAGAATCAGCACTGCGCGCGTAGACGAATTGATAACATCATCAGAGTAGTAAATGAATCTCAGATACCTGAGCTAAATTGGAAGTCTATCAATGGCGAGGTTGAGAGCTTAAATGAAAAGCTGACTAATGAGATAATGAGCGTAGTATGTAGCATCACTCAGATAAATTGGAGTGAAATGAAAGGTAAATGCCGCAAGCGTGAAATAAACGATGTTAGGCAGACTGCTATGTGGATGATCCGCAAAGGTACCAGCATGAGTTTCTATGATGTAGGCAAGGTATTCAATAGACATCATTCAACAGTGCTGCACGCAGTTAAAGCTGTAGAGAATATGATTGAAACTGATAACATGTATAGAGGTCATGTGGAGCAGATTCTAAATCACATTGACAGCCCTGATATCAATAGAGCATTTACACGTTTAACTAAATAATCAATAAATCACTAAACCAAATGAAGCAATTAAGCATTAGTTATGATACCGGTAAGGTAACAATAGAGCGCGTAAAGAGCGTATGTGTTTTAGTCAATGCTGGCATGACACCAAGCGCAGCTCTGAAGCATGAGAGAATGGGCAAGCAATACCTACAGCTTATGCGAGAGGTAGGTATTATTAAGAAGGTAGGCTCACGCGAATGGGAGGCAGTAAAGCATTTAAGACAGGATAAGTTCAAGCAGTTTGTAGATGCAAAGAATAAATACTACAGTGATATTCAGGCATCAAAAGCAGATACTGATTTGCTCGGATTAGTCAACATGCCTAAGACTGAGCCTATAAAAAAAGCAGTAGCATTACCATGGTGGAAGAGAATCTTGTTATATTTGGCCAATCGATAATCTTAAACCAATATGATGACAATTCTTTTAAAGCGCATAGAAGCGCTCGAAGAGAGGGTAAAAGCGCTTGAATCTAAGCGTGCAGCCTCTACTAAATTCACTCCCCCATCACTCGCAGATGTAGTAACCTACTTAGAAGATTTAGTCTTAGCTAAGAAATTCTATTGCCACTATGAGAGCAATGGATGGAAAGTAGGTAAGAACTCTATGAAGAGCTGGAGAGCAGCTGCAGATCAGTGGAGAGCACGTGAGATTAACAATAAAAACACTACACAAGATGAGCAAAGAATTGGGCGCATTAGTACAGCAGAGCTTCAGTCGTTCACTAAGCGCTGAAGAGAGAGCTATAGCTGAGTGCATTAGCTCACCTAAGCTTCATACATTAAATGAGCAGGAATTCAGAGAGCTCATTGCTCAGGCTGCTGTAATCAATTCTATTAAAGCTTTACCTTCAGATATTGAAGTGTCTATGTTACAAGAGCTTACACGAAATACTTATAGAAGCACATCAATTAAAGACTGGCATAATGCGTTTTTATACAATGCAATTGGTAAAGACTTTGAGAGGGTAGATGCATTTAACCTATTTAGCATAAGCTTTATGGCTGATGTATTAAAGCGCTATGAGGAATATAAAAGCAAGATATGGCGAGAGCTTAATAAGATTGTTATAATGCCTGAATTAGAGCCAAAACATATTGAGGCTATTGATCCTGTTACAGCGCTGCATGAAGATGTTGAAAGATGGAATGCAGGTAAAGAGTCATGGATAGAGATATCTGCGCCATACAACTGCCAGCGCTTGTTTAGGCAGGGCATCTATAAGAAATCTATGTGGGCACCTGAGGTATGGGCAAGATTCGAAGATATAGCTAAGCAGAAAGTAGAGGCTAAATTCAAGGCAAGTAACAAAGTTATCTTAGGTGAATCTGCGCAGGCTGAATTTGATGGCTTGCAAAAGATAGAGCTCAGCCGAATAGTTTATATTGATATTATTAAACAAATTAACAATGGCTAAAGATTGGACCATAGAAGAAATGCAATACCTGGTTAATCACTACGCTGATAACTTTACTGAAGATATAGCCAAGGCTTTAAATAGAACTGTTAGCGGAGTTTATGGTAAGGCTTATGCTCTTGACATTAAAAAGAGCAAGCTGCACCATGATAAAGTAATGGCTAAGACTTCAGTTAAGTTTAAAGAAAATTCTAAGATACATCGTTACGCTAAAGGGCATCAGCCTGCAAACAAGGGTAAGAAAGTAGCTTTATCTACTTACAATAAGTGCGCTCCAACAATGTTTAAGAAAGGCAATAAGCCTCACAATTATAGGCCTGTTGGTAGCGAGCGTATTACTAAGGATGGATACATCGAGCGCAAGGTAGCAGAGCCCAAAACTTGGCGAGGAGTACATATCTTAGTATGGGAAGAGGCTAATGGTCCCGTTCCGGCAAAGCACAAAGTAATATTTAAAGATAACAACCAGCTAAACAATGAGCTCAGTAATCTTGAATGTCTTTCTTATGCTGATGCAATGCGAAGAAATAGCATAGTTAGATACCCTGCTGATCTAAGATTCGCTATGAAAACACTTAAAAAACTAAAAAAACAAATTGAAAATGGCACGCAACAAAATTGAAGATTTAAGAAATCACCTATTCGAAGTTATAGAAGCGCTTAAAGATGGTGATATTGAAATGGATAAGGCTAAGACTATAGCGGATGTAGCACAAGTAATTGTGAACAGTGCTAAGGTGGAAGTAGATTTCATGAAGGTAGTACATGGTAATGGCAGTGGATTTATTCCATTAGATAACCGAGGCGCCTATGAAACTAAGCAAATTACGATAGGTGAAACAATAGAATAGCAATTTCTTCCACTAACAAGTAGATGTTAGTAACTAATTTAAAAGGCTGAGCTATTTGCTCGGCTTTTTTATTAACCTTTGAATATGAATCTATTTAGAAAAAAAAAGGAGCCTGTAGATTTAAACGCAAAGCTATTACCGGAGCTATGCAGCTGCACTATAATACAGTGGAATTACTCAGATGATATCGGTATGGAAGCTATTTATGCTGAGGATATACCTTTTATGTTTGATGCTCGAAAGTGTGTAGGAGTTCAGGCTGAAGTAGAGTTTAGAAATGATGGTACTTACTACGTAGGCCAGCGCACGTTAGCGCTAATGCAGGGAGTAGATAATGCAATAGTAATAGATGTGCCTTACAACGAATTTAAAAAACATTTTCAAGAGTTAAAATCTAACATAATCACAAATGATTACATCATATCGAGAGGGTAGAAATGTCATAGTAACAAGCTGCAAGAGTGCAGATAAGTTCTTAATGATTTCTGATGTGCACTGGGATAATCCTCACTGCGACAGGAAGCTCCTCAAAGCTCACTTAGATAAGTGCTTAGCAGAGAATATCTACTTCGCTGTAAATGGTGATTTATTTTGCGCTATGCAAGGCAAGTATGATCCGCGTAGAAGCAAGCAAGATATTAGACCTGAGCACAACGTAGCTAACTACTTAGATGCACTTGTGAACACTGCTATAGATTGGTTTAAGCCTTACGCTCACTTAATGGTATTCGTGGGATATGGTAATCATGAGACTGCAATAATAAAGAACTGTGAAACTGATTTAATTGAGCGCTTTATTAGCGGCTTGAATAGAGAAGCTGGCAGCAATGTATTGGTAGGTGGATATGGTGGATGGTGGATTCATAGAGTGGCTAAAGGTAAGAGCAGCCATTACACATTTAAGACTAAGTATTATCATGGATCAGGTGGAGGTGGAGTAGTTACGAAGGGAGTAATTCAGAATAATCGAATGGGTGTTATGATTGATGGAGCTGACTGCATTTGGAGTGGTCACGTTCACGAGCTTTATCACCATGCCGATATGGTAGAGGAATTAACTCACAGCCCAGGTAATGGCTATAGAATTAACATGAGATATGTTCACCATATTAGAACAGCATCTTACAAAGAGGAATATGATGAAGGCTTTATGGGCTTTCACGTTGAGCGCATGAGACCTCCTAAGCCATTAGGCGCATATCTTATGGAGTTAAATTTAGAAAGAATCTTAAAACCTGTTGATACTCACATTGTTGTGCCTAACTTTGTGCAATGGCGCGACAAATAGAATACAATTTCAAGCCTCTTACACGACAAAGCGAGGCACTTAAATTTTTATCAGTAGACAGTGATGTTGAAACTATCCTCTATGGAGGAGCAGCAGGCGGTGGAAAGACTATGCTCGGCTGCATGTGGCAGATTCTTAGACGCTTAAAGTACCCAGGTACACGCTCATTGATTGGCCGAGCTAAGTTAGATACGCTTAAGAAAACTACAATGGCTACTTTTTTTCAAGTGGCTAATGAGATAGGGCTAAAAGCAGGTGATGATTTCATCTATAATCAGCAGAGCCATATCATTAAATTTAGCAATGGTAGTGAAATTATCTTAGCTGATTTGTTTCTCTATCCATCAGATCCCATGATGACGGATTTAGGTGGCCTTGAAATTACAGATGCATTTATAGATGAAGCTACTGAGATAACTGAGAAGGCTTATTCTATTGTCAGCTCACGTATTCGTTATAAGCTTAATGAGTTCAGTCTTAAGCCTAAGATTTTACTTACTTGCAATCCTTCAAAGGGATGGATTTATAACCAATTCTATCTACCATACAAGAATCAGAATCTTCCTGAGCATAGAGCATTCGTTCAAGCGCTACCTGGGGACAATATACACTTACCCGATAGCTATGTTACAAGCCTTACTCGATTACCTGAAGCAGATAGAAAGCGCTTGCTTGAGGGAGACTGGGAATTTGATAACAGCTCAGATAGATTATACATGTATGATGAGCTCATGCGCTGCTTTAGAGAGCCAATGAATGTAGGTGATGGATACATTACTGCCGACATTGCGCGTTTAGGTAAGGATAGAACTGTGCTATGTGTATGGAAAGGATTAAGCTGCATAGATATAGTAGTGCTTAGGCAGAAGCGACAGGATGAAGTTAAGGCAGAGATACAAAGATTAATGAACACTCACAGCATTAGACTAAGCAATGTACTTGCCGATGCTGATGGAGTAGGAGGTGGATTGGTAGATAGTTTACGATGCAGAGAATTCATGAACGGAAGTAAAGCTGTGAGGGGAACGCAATACATGAACTTAAAAGCTGACTGCTACTTTAGATTAGGTGAGCTGATAGATAAGAATGAGATAACCTTCCCTATTAAATGGCAGGAAGATATTGTTAAGGAGCTTGAGCTGATTCGCAGAGTAGATCCTGATAAGGAAGGAAAGCTCAGAGTAACATCAAAAGATACTATCAGCCAGCGCACCGGAGGGATATCTCCCGATATAGCTGATGCTATAATGATGCGAGCTTTCTTTGAGCTCAATCGTAATTATACCAAATACGCATTTATCTGAGTAATGTGTTATAAAACACACTTTATTATATTAAAATGTGCGTTATGACGGATATTACACACTATAATAGTGGAAAATAATCTACAGAATTAGGCTTATAGTGGAAAATACTCATCAATATTATACGCATAAGGGTATAAACTAAAATAGGCCTGCACGTTTGCAAGCCTACTTCAGATAATCAATAATCATTGCTAAACCAAAAGCAAATTCTTAGGCCAAAGATATGGTGCTTAATGCTATGTGAATAACTATGTGAATAAGATGTTGATTTAGATTAAGTTAATAGTCTAATTTTGAGCACATGAGAAATGAGGAAGCCTTAATACAAGAGGCAGTTATTAACTATATTAACGCACAGTATCCGCGTTTACTTTATTGCGCTTCAGCTGGAGGGGTAAGAACTTCCATGAAGCAGGCAGTGAAGATGAAAAAAACAGGATACGTTAAAGGCTTCCCTGACATCTTTATCTATAACGCTAAAGGCTCATTCTTTGGATTAGCTATAGAGATGAAAACAGCTAAGGGTGTAATGAGTCAAAGCCAAAAGGATTGGCAAGCAAAGTTAATTAACAATGGCTACCAAGCTGTTACATGCAAAAGCTTCGATGAAGCTAAAAAAGTTATAGATGACTACATGGCGCAGTGAAATAGATAGATGCTACAATGAGTGGCGAAGAGTGGCAGCAACTGTTACTCGCCAAGACTTAGCCGATGAGCTGCTCCATGACACGCTGCTTAAGATATTAGAATCAGATAAAGATAAGCTTCAGGATATTCACGATAGAGGCAAGCTCAATAACTACGTCAGCAATGCTATTAGACTTTCTGCACGATGTAGCAATAGCTCATTCAATTATACCCGTTTAAGATTCGAAAAGATACGCAATGATCTGAAAGATGATATCATTGATGATGTAAATAAGAGTGTAGGGATGCGCTTAGAGAATGAGCAGTTAGATATCTTTATCAGTCGCTTGCCATACTTTGAGCGTGAGCTATTCTTTCTTTATGCCTTAGATGACTTTAGCTATCAGGAATTAGCTAAAGAGACCGGTATACCTTTGAACTATCTTTACAGAACTATTAAGAAAGCTAAAACAACACTTAGAAATTCACTACAGATATGATGATTAACAGCACAGACTTCGAAGCGCGCGTTAAAGTTTGCAAAGAGTGCCCTGTTTACAACAAGCAGTTTAGCACTTGTGGGCCTCCGATTAATGCAATCAATCCATTTAAACAACCTTACACTATTGACGGCATAACCTTTAAGCCATGCGGATGCCCTATTGATCACTTAGCATCTTACGCGGTACCTGGATGCCCAGCTAAGAAATGGCCAATGCTTAACAATAAGGAATGGCAACTACCAACACTTGAGCAGATTAGAGCAATAAGAAAGCGAGGCAAAGTAGAGCCAGGTGAAATGAGCGAGCTGTTTAAGCTTCGTAAAGAATACTTAGGCATCAGAGATAATAAGAGCTTCACAAGCTGCACTCCATGCATGAATGACTTGCTTAATAGATTAGAGAAGCATCTGATGGAGGATATAGCTAAAGCTGAACAAGCTCAAGCACTGATAGAATTAACGCAAGTAGAGCTTACTCCTGAGCCAATAACAGAGGTAACTAATACACCACAAAAAAAACGTAGAGCTAAAAGAAAAAAACTATGACACTATTAACAATCTACTTAGTAGGCTTCCTACTGCACTTTGGAATCTTATCTGTAAACATCTACAGGCATCAGAGGCACTTATCTTCTTACCATTGGTATGCTTATGTGGGTGTGGCATTTACAGGGCTTGTATGGCTTCCTTTTTGGATATACATCACAGTGCTACGTTTTAAACAGCCTAAATAGTTTTCCACAATAGTGAGTGTAATTGATTTACATTTTTATATTTGTCTCATGCGCAAGATTACTGTTAGACATAGGATTGATTTAAGGTTTAGTAATTCCCCTCTGAACGGGCGCATACGTTCTTTGGGGTTTTATTGTTTTAAGACATGAATAGCACTCACTACCTGAGTAAGTCAAAGCTCAGTAACCAATGACTACACTTGCATCACATCAATGCTTGGAACGAGCAACTGCTCTTATTGAGCGTGAACATTTGTTTTTCTTGGGGGAGCTTTTTCTTTTCTTTCTTTTTCTTTTTACCTTTTTTCTTTTTCTTTCTTTTCTTTTGTTTATGATTAAATCTACTGCTAATAATAAGCTAAGATCTGCTAAGAAGCAGATACTAAGTATACTGCTAAAGCAATATGCTATTAGAGTTAAACCTGGTATTAAGTTAAAGGTTTACTTTAAAGAGTTCTTAGCTTTAAATAATTTGACTGCTCCAACAAATAAGAAACTAAATGAGTACATTATAGAATTATTTGATAGTGCTGATTTTGATTTGATAGGAGCTAACTATGATAGAAATTATAGCCCATCTGATTTAAAGAAATTTAGGGTGCAATTAGTAAAAATGTATGGAGAAAAATGCATGTGCTGCAATTCAACTGAGCACATATCGGTAGACCATATTAAGCCTTATTCATTGTACAAACAATTATCTTTAGATTTGGATAATTTACAACTACTATGTAGATCATGTAACAGTAAAAAGTCTAATAAGCATTCTACTGATTATAGGCCATTAGCTAATAGCATAAGCTAATTACACTAATAGTTATAACTAATAAAGATTAATATAAATGAGTGATAATGACTATAATTTTTTGAAGGCTCAAGTAAAGATGTTTAATCCTAACTGGAGCGAAGAGCAGGTTAATAAGGAGTGTGAAAGAATACTAAATGCAGGAGAGGGAGGTGAAGATGAGGCTTGCCTATATTGTGGATCCTAATCCAAAATTATTATAGTTTTTTTCGATTGTAATCCAAAAATATGATATTAATACCAGCACAGCTCGAAGCAGTAACTACACGAAAAGATAAGACTTTAAAGCTTACTTTTGGCACTAATGAGCTCACACCATCTCAAGCAGCTGAACTGTTCGGAATAGCCAACCAGTTCGGTTACTTAGCTTTTAAAGATGAAAGCTTCAGACGTGAGGAGCTGGATGCTGTGGAAAGCTTGAAATCAGAGTTAGAAGATACTTTAAAGAAGCCATCACAAAGATTGAGGGGTATTTTATTTAGATGTTATGAAGCTGATTCAGAGGGATTTACTACATTTGCTAAATACTATGACTCTAAGATGGAGCAGTTAATAACACATTTTAAGAATAAGTTAGCGTAATGGATGAGCAGGAACAAAACGTAACAATCAAAAAAGATGCTATGCTTCAGGCACTTACATCTTCTTTAGGCAATGTTACAGAAGCCTCAGAGAAGATAGGTATCTCTCGCAAGACTCATTACGAATGGCTTAAAGATGATCCTGAGTATTCAGCTGCTGTAGCATCACTTAAGAATGTAGCTTTAGACTTTGCAGAATCTCAGCTTAAGAAGCTGATGGAGGGAGCAGAGCGCCAAGCCTTAACGCATGATGGTGAGGTAGTAACTATTAAGGATGCACCTAACACAAGCGCTGTGATATTCTACCTAAAGACTCAAGGTAAGCAGAGAGGGTACATAGAGCGCCAAGAATTAAGCACTGAGATAAAGAGCATTAACATAACCATAGACGGTACAAACATATGACACCAGTAGAGAAAGCAAAAGAGTTAGTAGATAAGTATTGGATTTATCTTAGAGCTAATCTGCTTTATGATGATGAAGCTCAAGAGGATGCAAAGCACTGCGCTATAATTGCAGTAGATGAGATATTAAAAGTAGCGTCATTTTACAATGATTCACAAGCCGAAGTAACTTATTGGCAAGAAGTTAAACAAGAACTACAAACGATATGAGCGAGAAGATAATAAGCACTAAGTACAGTGATCAGACATTAGGCACCTATGTAGATTTCCTTAATGCCGGAACTGATAGCATTTCTCAGATTCAGGCAATAACAGGATTGAAGCGTGATGACATTAGGAAGATAGATATGGCTACTGTGGAAAAGATAGTGGCATCTTACTCTAATGGCCTGCGCCAAGACGAGAAGGTATTTAAGCAGTTCATAGATATTGATGGTGTGAAGTTCGGCTTTCATCCTAACCTTAAATCTATGACCTTTGGAGAGTGGTTAGATCTATCTGAGTTTAGTAAGAATTTTCCCCATCAGCTACCCGAACTAATGTGCATACTCTATAGACCGGTAACTGCTGAGATAAATCTGCAGTATAAGATAGAGGAGTATGATAGTGATGTGCATCTTAAGTATGTACCTCAAATGCGCAAGCTAAACTTAGCGAATGTAAATGCTGCGCTGCTTTTTTTTTCGACACTCAGAAACGATTTAGTGAGCAGTACACCAGAATATTTAGAGAAGGAGCTGGAGACGCTGAAGAGGGAGATAACTCAGTTAGCCGAAGAGGTGAAACATTAGCATCAGTCTACCAATGGTGGCACGTCATAGAGGAGATGGCAGAGAGAGATGTAACTAAGTTCGATGCCATAACCAACACAAGAGCTACTACCATCTTTACCCATTTAACCTATGCGATGGATTACGCTAACAGCATGCAACAAAAGCTAACTTAAATTCCACTATAAGATATGAGCACAATTAACTACACATACAACGTAATAGTAGATAGGTTTAGACAATTTGCAGCAGGGCACTTCCAACTGCGTAGGTTTACACATGGTGAGATATCACAGGCCGATTTAGAGAAGGAGGCAGAGTGGCCATGGATGCACGTTAAGCCTCGGGCTATTAACTACTCACCAGGCACAAGAGCTTTTAGCTTTGAGGTATTTATCTCTGATCTACCAAGAGATAAGGAAGATAAGACAGGCTACCAAGCAGAGAGCATTACTGACTGCTCACTTATCTTTCAGGACCTTATCAATGAGATTCACTTAGGGCACATGTTTGGAGATGATGTGCTGCTTACTCGCCCGGTAAACTCTGAGCCATTTGTAGAGCAATACACTCACACGCTAACCGGTGTAACAGGAACTATTGAGCTTAACTTAGATTACGATTGGTCAGCCTGTTCTATTCCTGCAAGCTGGAACTACAACACTCCAACAGATTCACCATCGGACGGGTGGGGAGCTTTGCAGTTTATTGAAAGCTTAGATCAGAATGGGGTATTCGTTAGCTTGCTTAATGATGAGGAAGCACCGGGTAACTCTTACTACTACGGTACTGATGCAGCAGGGATAAAGGGATGGTATGCCATAGTAGATAACATCGGGCTCACGTGCGAGACCTTACCTGATTGCGCTGTTATCATAGGCATAGTAGATGACATCATAGCTCTGCAGACTGATGTAGCTTTAAAAGCTAACACTGCTGATTTAGGAGCTACGGCTTTTAGCAATAGCTACAATGATTTAGATAACCTACCCACTATACCAGCTGCTCAGGTTAACTCAGATTGGAATGCAGTTAGCGGAGTAAGTGAGATTCTTAACAAGCCTACCATTCCATCTATTGCAGGCTTAGTGCCTGACACTCGCACGATAAGCACAACAGCACCTATCACAGGAGTCT